TAGCTATATCAGCAGAAGACGATTGTTTTGAGAAGCGTATTGCGTTTTATGAAAAACAAATGAATAGATTGGGTTGGCTGGTTTGTGATATAGTAAAAGAAGATTTTTATGATAAATTTGGAAATGAAAATGGAAAAAAGAAAGTTCTTATATTTAGGAGATATTAATGATATTATTTTGGAAAAATATTGGACCATATGGTTGTTTCTCTAATTTCTCAAGAGATCCAATTTTTGAAGACGATGTATTATATAAAACATCTGAACATTATTTTCAAGCTCAAAAATTTCCATATAAAGGAAAAGATTTTTATGATGTTGTAGAAGCGTCCACACCACATCAAGCTGCTCAGATAGGAAGAGATAGAAATCGTCCTTTAAGAAAGGATTGGGAAGAAATAAAAGAGGACGTTATGTTTAAAGCTCTTCAACTAAAAGTCGAACAGAATCCAATAGTTAAAGCTACTATATTATCATCAGGTGACGAAGTTATAGTAGAAGATAGTCCTATTGATTATTATTGGGGTTGGGGAAGAAACCATTCCGGTAAAAATATTTTAGGTAAACTTTGGATGAAACTCAGAGAAGACCTGAGAAAGGAATAATAAATATAAAGAAAAAGTCTATTAAATAATACACTTGACAAATCTCTTTTTTTTTGCTATAATTTTTATAGTATTAAAAAAGGAGGTCCATATGTCTGATTTTAAAAGAAAAGTTTTTGAAAAACTTAAAGGTCGTTGCGCTTATTGTGGAAATGAAATTACCATAGATAATATGACCGTAGACCATAAAAAACCTAAGAGCAAAGGAGGTTCACTTTCTTTCAGCAATTGTGTTCCATCATGTAAAAGATGTAATGAACTAAAAGCGGATGGAAACATCGAGGATATGAAAAAAAAGATAGAGAAGACTATCAAATCATTATCAAAAAATAAAGATTTTCAGATTTTAAAAAAATATGGTTTTGTTAAATTAGAAAAAGAACCAATTGTTTTTTATTTTGAAGCTTGCGAGGGAAATAAAATATGAATAAAAAAGATGTAGAAAAAGGTATGAAAGTTATTGACAAATGGTTTACAGAAAATGGAGTAGGAGAAATAGTTTCTGTTAAAGAAAACGAAACAAGAGTAAAATACAAAACAGGCATTAGAAAATACAATAACATTAATTTAGCAGACTTGGTTAAGTCTGAGTAATACATTAAAAATATAAATTCCATTTATTTTAAATGAAGTAGTGTTATCATTGAGCTTTCTCGTTTAATAACAATATGTTTGGAAAGGAAAGAAGTTTAGATTTTATTTCATCATCATAATTTATAAATAAAATATTAATATGATTATTAACGCAATAATCATATTTGATTTTGTCGAGATGATTTCTTAATAATAATTCTTCTTCAGTTCTATTGATAAAGCCATCAACTTTAAAATGTTGAATTCCTTGATATTCTATACATATATTATACTTTGGAATATAAAAATCAAAAGGAAGACATTGCTTATTTTTACAGTCTTTAAATTTTTTTTGCCTTTCAAAAGATATATTCATTTCTGTTAATATTTTAGCAATTTCTTTTTCACCTTGGCTTTCATTACAAAAAGGACAACCATATTTTTTCCTAAGATGATTGTCTGGAATTTGTTCAAATATTCCATGAATAGGACAAATAATTTTTACTTTAGTTTTAGCGTTAATGTATTCAACTAATGAATAGTCATATCTATCTCCATGAATTATTTTAGCTTTTTCTATGAATTTTTCATAAGACATTCTTTGCTTTTTAGAAGATTTTTCTAATCCACATTTAGGGCAGCCGTTACCACGTAGATGACTATCTGGAGTTTGTTCAAATATTTCATGTATAGGACATATGATTTTTACTTTTGTTTTAGCATTTTTGTATTCAACTAAAGAATAATCATAATTCATTAAATGAATGTTTTTAGCTTTGTGAATGAACTCTTTTTTAGTTATTTTTTTCATATAAATACTTGTAAAAAAAGGCTGTTCCATCGAACAGCCTTTTCTTTTTATTGAGACCTTGAATCAACTTGGTCTGTAATTTTGATGGCAATGTCATATTTGAAAGTTACTTGGATGTCTATAAGGGTGTCATCGTCCGCTGAAAGACCATCTCCAAAGTTGGTTGTGGTTGGCCAAACATGGAAAAGATTCCAAGCTCTAATTACAGCTCCTTCAGGATCAAGTTGAGCTAAAGTAGCTGAAGTTGTATACTGTGATTTATATCCCATTTGACCAGTAAGAGGGTTATAAATTTTATTTGTCCAAGCATAAAGAATATCACCAGCTGATTTATTAGCTCCAGAACGAATAAAATCATAAAAAGACATAGTAAGGTCGTTCCATACTGGACGTCCAGCTGTATAGAATTTTTCATTAAGTCTATTATATTCTACAGCAGCATTTGTTAAAGCTGGAGCATTAGCTGTATGAGCAACAAAAGCAAGTTCAGTTGCTTCATCTCCATTCGAAGCTCCAGGAATGGAAGCAAATTGTAAGACCCATCTATTCTTTCTCAAAGGTTCAATAGTGTATGATCTACTATCACTAATTGTTAATGGCATGTTTATTTCTCCTGCCCAAATGGGCTATAATTTTATATATATAATATATCAGTGATATTAAGTTTCGTATATAAACTGTGTAGAGGTTTTATATATGGAGCAATCACTTGACAGAAATATAAAAGTAAGTTTATATAGAGCTATAAAGAAAGGGACTGGGTTTAGATGGGGGAAAATATTAGGATATAATATTGAAGACGTTAAAAAACATTTAGAAAGTTTTTTTGATGAAAATATGAATTGGGAAAATTATGGAAGTTACTGGGGAATAACATTTTTTATACCTAGAAGATTGTATAATTTTACAAATTTTAAAAGCGAAGAATTCAGAAAATGTTGGTCTTTAAAAAATCTTAAACCTCAGAGAATATTAGAGTGCTATAGACAAAAAGCATCTATAAACATGGACGATGTCGATAGATATAATTTATATGATATTCTCCCAGTTGGAAAAATAAGGAAAGAAAAAAGAGCAAAGGATTAGAGGTTATATAATAATGAGAGAAGTAGAAAAACAATGTAAGAAGTGTAATGAAACTTACAGATATAAACTATCGGGTTTCACAGAGTATATTTATAATGATGAAGATCTTTGTCCTAAATGTTGTGAAGAATTTATTGAAAATAAAATAGAAGACTGTTTAGTTGAAGCTCATAATTTGTATGTAAAACATTTGATTCCTCAACACAGTAGCGATATAAATGAATGGGTTAATGCAATGCACGACCTACAAAAATTAATGATGATAAGAAAAACTCGTAGGGATTACCCCGATAAGTATTATCATAAATAATACAGGAAAGAAAAATGACTATAAAATTAAAAAATGGAAAAACGGCCTCTATAAAAAAGAGGCTTTCAAACGATTCTTATGTAGCTTTTTATTATGGAGAGGAAGGAGAAAGTTTATTTGTTGTTCATGAAGATGAAATAAAAAGAAATTCTGTTCTTCCTTATATATTTTTGGATTTTGAAAATAAGAGAAAAAAGAAATGGGCAAAATAATATTTACTAGCGATCTTCACGCCGATAGAGGTTTAAAAGTTCAAATATGTATAACATATTTAGAATATTTAGAAGAATATTGTTTTGAAAATGGAATAAGCGATATTGTATTTGGTGGTGACATAATAAACAAAAGTTCGAAAATAAACAATGATGTATTTGTTCCTTTGTTTTTAAAACTCATGGAAATGAAAAATAAAGGACTGAATCTTATTTTTATTCTTGGAAACCATGATATTTTTAATAAGGATAATGATAGCATTCTTAGAACTTTTAGTTCTTTTGGACATGTTGTAATTAAATCTGAAACTATGAATATAGCAGGTTATGATTACGATCTTCTTTCTTATACAAACAACAAAGAAGAAATACCAAATTCTGCTCCTACTATCTTAACACATTTACCAATCAGTACATTTTTTTATGATAATGGCTTTGGAGATAAAGATGATAATGGATTTACTCCAGATGATTTTGCCTCTTATAATCTTGTAGTTACTGGTCATTATCACAAAACTCAAAAAAAAGGTAAAATAGTTTATCCAGGTTCTCCATTTCAACAAAATTTCGGAGAACAAGGACATGATAAGTTTTTTGCTATAGTGGAAGGAGATTCTTATGAACTTATTCCATATAATAATGCTCCAACTTATTTAACTATAAAGATAGAAGACTTTAAAAAATATGATTATAAAAATAAATTTGTTCTTGTGGAAATATCCAGAAAAGTAGAAAATTTTATTAAATTAAAACATATACTTTATACTCAAGGAGCTATTGAAGTAAAACCTT